CGACGCGCGACGACGCGCCCAAACGGAAAAAGCCAATGATTTCAAACACCGTGGACGACGTGGACGATGCGTGGACGAAAATGACGAAAACGCAACATCTAACGCAACCGGCTAGGCAGTCGCCGCGCCCCCTATTGACGCAATCTGCTAGCGTTGCTATATTCCCAACATGCGATGCGATCCCCGCACCGCTGTAACGGAAACGGAAACGCTATGAAGGTCAAGATGAAGCCTGAAACCATCGCAAGACGCGCCGCAGAACGCGCCGCCAAACAAGAAGCCAGTAAACAAGACCTGAATTCCTGGTTAGCTGAAAAGGCCGCTGTGGCCGGTCCTGATAGCATCTGGGCCGAAATGCTGGCGGAGCGAACCAATGGAATTTAATAGCGCCATTCTGGCGGGCAGGGAGCATATCGCCAAGCTGGCGAAAGCAGATGGCGAGCATACGTTTGCGCGTGAAGTTCTGGCTGGGTGCTGGGATCATCGCGATGATGTTAAAAATGCCATAGCTCGCGCCAGCAACGCTAACCAAAAGACGCTAACGAACATCGTCTAGCCGTCAGGGGCGGGTTAATTGCCCGCCCCCTAACACAACCCGCTTGACACGCCTTCACTGTTGCGATTACCTCAACGCACAACGCTAACAAAAACGGAGACCCCACCATGGACCTTTGGAACACTGAAACCGCAATTTCTGACATCCCTGGCCTGGACCTGGATGTGCCCGCTTGGATCAGCGACGACATTGCCCCCTCAGACATTGCCGCCATTGTTCAGGGCGGATGCGCGTCCGGCGCGTATATGCCCGCCGTGACGTATCACACCGCCCTTAAGACCATGGCCGAGCATGGCGACGATGTTCTGCAATATATCGAGGACGCGCTGGGCGAACTGCCCCAGCCGCCGCGCGATACGTCATGGTCAGGCTTGGCCGTGTTTTATTTGTCCACCGCTGTTGAACTGTGGGCGTCTAGCGTCGAAAGCATTCTTGAGGAACACGAGCCGGAAGGGGAGGCCGCCTGATGACCGCGAAGCACACCCCCGGCCATTGGCGCATTGGCGATGCTGGCTTAACCGTTTTTGGGCCGCCTAACGGCAATTCGTCACCGGAAACAATCGCGCGGACCCGCAACCGTGCCAACGCCCGCCTGATCGCCGCAGCGCCCGATCTTCTGGCACTGGTGCAAGAAATTTTGTCAGACGAACTTGCCAGCTTGGCCCCCGGCACGATTGAACGCGCCCGCGCCGCCATCGCCAAGGCCACCGGGGAAGCGCCATGACCCGCCCCGACTATCACAACCGGCACAGCGGCCTGTCGCGCTGGGATTGGGCGCTAACGGGCGCGTTTTTTGCCGCCTTGGCGCTGTTACTGGGCTTTGCGTTCGGCCCGGTGCTGGCGCATTACGCCATGACCGTACTGCACACGATTCGGGGTCGGTGAAGGCCATGATCGACGCCGCGCTGGAATGTTCTACGAAACCTGATGGACAATAAAGGAGCATCGGCGTGATTGATCGGGCAAAGTGGAAATGGTTTGGAAGCCCAGCGCATTTCATTTGTGCAGACCGCTGCCGGTTCCACCTTGCGACGGAAATTGGCAAACATATCATTTCGACTGTTGGCGACTTCTACCGGAAACCCGATGATACAGAGCCGGAAGAAATAGGCTGCGACAGGAAGTTTGAGACTTATGTGTTTCTCAAGATCAAGGGGCGCTGCGGGTGCGGGTGCGGTATACCGAAGTTTGATACATGCGAAGTCGATAGCCTCCCGGCTAATGACCGCGATACAGCAAATAGAAATCACATGAAATTGTGCCGCAAGTACGCGGCTGCAAAATAGGAGCGCGGCGTGACCAAAACACTCTGGTTCACAAAAGACGGTTCCGACATTCAGGACGTTGAATTGAAGAACAGCAAAGCAAACCCCTTCGGGTGGTCAACGCATGAAGTGTGGGTGACGGAACATACATCGGGCGGCATCGTGGACGAACACAAGATCGCGGACATCTATTGCGGTGCGCCAATTAATGTAGCGCCGGGATATGGGTTCCGGTTTGAAGACACCAACATCTGAGGAGCGTCATGCGCGCGATATTTCGAGAGTGGTGGGACGTAGTGTGGCACGGCAAATCCGGTCGCAATTACTTCGGCCAATACGGCCAGCAGCGCAGCAGGCTTTGGCGGATTTTCAACACCCGCCGCTATCTGCCGCCAAATTGAATAGGAGCGGTTATGGGCGGTTTGGCTATCACAATTTACTATTAACGAAAAACAGAACGATGCTATGACCGACGCACAAAAGCCTTGCAATCAGCACCGCCGCAAGGCCCCGCCTGGCGAGTGCCGTTACTGCGATCAAGAACGCGCCGCTAACAACGACTTTCACCCGCCGCACGATGCGTCTGACCGCTGCAAATCTGGCGGCAAGAACCATTGCTCTTGCGACACCTGTTTTTGAAAGGCTTGCCCATGATTTACATCCCCCCGCCGCGCAAGCCGTGCCTGGTTGACCGTTTGCGCTTTGTTTATGGCTTCCTGTGGCTGGCCGCGCTGCTGGCTTGCCTTTGGTCGATGCCGTTGATGGTTGCCGCCATCTTTAACTAGCCGCTTGCCTTGCCTTAACTGTTGCGTTTATCGTTACATAAAAGGGATCGCCGCATGAAACGCATTACGCTGAAATGGCCCTGCCGCTGTAAGTGCGGCGCACACCTGGCGCGGGGATCGTGGGGCCTGTGGGACGGGCACCGCGTCATGGGGTGCTACCTGTGCGCCAAGTAAGGGATTGGACACCGGCAGAAACCGAAACCCTGCGGCAAGGGCTGGCGGACGGATTGAACGCGGGCGCGATTGCGTTAATGCTGAACCGAACCCGCAATAGCGTGCTGGGCAAGGCCATGCGCGAACGCATGATCGAGGCGGGCCGCAAGCAGCCGCGCAAGCAAAAGCCAATGCCGCTCAAGCGTATGCCGGTTTCCGGCTATACGCGCACCTGGTACACGCGCCGCCCCATATTGAGGGACGCGCAGGAAATTGAACTGACCGAATGGGACAAGCTGCCGCCCAATGCGCCGGGGCTTGTAAAGCTGCAAGACCTTGGGCCGCGCGATTGCCGGTTTGGCCTGAACAACGCGCTGCACGGTGAGTTCTATTTCTGCGCCCAGCCGCGCAAGCACCGATCAAGTTACTGCGAAGCACACCATGAAATTTGTTACATAAAAAGGGAACAAAACAATGGATGAACAGGAATTGAAACTATGGGAACGCATAGTTTTTGTGACGTTTCTCTGTCTGTCAGGTTCCGTTAGCGTTGTCGGCGTTGCAACGATTGTTGCTTGGGTGTTTTACAGATGAAAACTGCTGGCATAAGAACTGACCCGTTTCGCGGTTTACGATTTCACCGCTCCCTGCGTGACGCATACGGCTATGACGTTGAGTTGATGCGCACGGAGCCGGTCAGAGGCTGGGGCCGCACGGCGCTGGCATGTGGCACAGCCGTTGCGGTGCTGCTTGTTCTGGCGGTACACGCATGAGCGTAGCGGCGACACTGGACGAACGCGCTAAGACGCACGGCAATTATGCAGACCAAGCCAGGGCGGCGCAGTTCATCAAGCAGCTATTGCGGGCCTGCCCGCGCTGGAAGGATTTGAGCCTGCCGCAGATGGAGAGCCTGGAGCTTATCGCCATGAAACTGTCGCGCATCGTGCATGGCAACCCGGACGAGCCGGACCACTGGCGAGACGTAGCCGGTTATGCGGAATTGATTGTTAAAGAATTGGACAAGAACAATGGTTAGCAAAGAGATACAGAAGTACATGGCGAGTATTGGGAAAAAGGGCGGCAAGAGCGCGACGGGCGAAAAGAAAGACCGGCGCGTGACTAGCGGCGACCCTGACTTTTACAAAAAGCTGGCGAAAGTACGCCTAGAGAAAGCGCGAGCCAATGACGCCGAGAATTAGCATGGTTTTGCCCTGCCCCTTTTGCGGCCACCAAGCAGACCTTGGGCGCGTGGGCTACACGGACCGCTATGCCGTGGTATGCAGAAATGACGGGTGCCCGGTTGAGACGCAGGCCACGGCTGGCAACTTGGACGCGGCGATTGCGCTATGGAACACGCGCGAGGAACGGCCACGGTTTGACGCATGATTGCTGCGCTATACGTTGAGACTGGCGGGGCCTACTACAACCGCGCTGACATTGACCCTTGGGACGAAGCACGGGACGCGCGGCGCTACGCCGGGCCGCACCCCGTAG